GAAGCTGACCTTGTAGGTAGCAGTTGTGGAGCTTGGCACCAGTATATTGAACGGCCCGTTGTACTCATCTGGCCCACCACCAGACACCGATAACACGTCCCCCTCGGAGTAGCCATGGGCTGTACTGAAGGTGATGGTTGCCGTCTTGCCGTCTACGGTGAGCGTCCCGGTTTTGGAGGCTTCTCCCAAGGCGGTTCCGCCTCCCGGGTTTGTAGCGTCGGCAGTCGTCTGTGGGTACCGTGCGAGCCTGGTAAATTCAACCAGGGCGTCGTCGATGTACTGATTTATTTCACGGTCTGCCCAATGCCGATTTGAGTCGTCCTGAAGTGCACTCTCTACTCTTTCACGTATTTCTTTTCTATTCATCCTGGTTGAGGTCGATTACCTCATGACGCTCCAAGGCATCTTCCATGTCGCTTTTGGTAAATTCAATCCCAGCATCTTTCCCAGTCTTAGGCCACTTCTTGACCTGGAAGTTAAATCTCCTGGAGTGTCTCGCACTCATCTGGTCAGTAATGTCTGATTGAAAATATCTGGTTTCTATGGCGTCATTGAGAATATTGACATGTGCGATTGGAACTAAGCGGTCCGAACCCCTGGGAATCACCAAGGTATGAGTACCATGGGTTACTGGAACAGGGCCGGTATCTGATAATTCCTCACCGGGTTCAATGTTAACAACACAATAGCCTGGTGGAACGTCGTCTCCACGCTTATAGGCTGTCGCTAAATTCATGCCATGGGGCAGATGAGCCCATCTACCATCTCCGACTTCGGTGTAACCCGAATGTCTGGTGCCTTGAGGCACGTCTCTACTGGGGACTAACCCCCCACCAATACTCATGTTTCTTCCATTTTATATGTTAGGCCCGGCCGAAGCCGGGCTAATAAGTTACGCCAGGTCAGCCTGAGTCCAGACAATATTCGGGTCAAAGACGTACTCAACCCACCATACGAGCTGACCAGCACTTGCAGCAGTTGCTGAGGCGTGGGTCAGTGTTCCGGTTAAGGTAATTGGCACGACATACTCGCCTGACGTTGAATAAGAATCCGAGTCAGTCATAGGGACCACGTCAAACAGTCCTGCCGGTTTTGTGGCAGAGTTGTTGGACATGAAGTAGCTGTCTACGGTTTTCATGTTGTTGGCGCCATCGAGAAACGCGTCAGGGTCAGCCGAGACTGAGCTTGATGTGTCCGACTGTGCTACCCCTGCTGGGTATCCTGCAGACAATGAACAGGTCGTAGGACCTGCCCAGGCGGTCTGGATGATTGCACAAACGTTGGAGACCATAGCTCCTTTTGGAATAAGGATGTAGCTCAGTGCGTTTGCGGTTCCACCGGATGACGATGTTGCGCCAGCCGAATAAAGCACGGTTTTAAAACCTGATTTTTGAGGAACGTTGGTGATCCTCGTTTTAATAGAATCCATAAAATTTTCCTTTCATAAGGTAGGATTAGTGTGGGGGCCACGAGCGTAGCCCCCGACGAAAATTAGGTCATTTTGGTTGCAACGCACTCAATACGGTGCATCCAAAGGTCCTGTAAAATGATACAGGAATACCATGTGTCCCATGCGATTGATCCTCTTTGGCCCAAGGGGTCACCTGGTCCTACGGAGGGGGCATGAATTTTTGAACGGAGGCTGTCCATTCCACCAAGGGTCGCACATCCACCAAAGTCCTGTGCAAGGATGATGATTGTGTAGACGTCCGGGTTGTCAGTACCTGCAGTACCGGTGGTTACTGCATCACTATCAGCAGTCCCAGAAGCGTTTTTGAACGGAACGGCCTGGGTCGTGGTGATGAAGCGGATCCCCTTGATCTCCCCAATCTCTCCGTCGATCAGCTCGCTAGTATTGGAGTACTTGCTTGCAGGAACGAAGTCTGTGTTGGCCTCAAGGTCCTGACGGAGGTCAGGGTGGCAAATTGCAATGAATGACTCACGGATCGGCTGAGTCGCAATCCCAGTAGAAGCACGCAACATTTTGCGCATCTTCTTTGCGTCCTGCTGCTCCAGGGCGCGAATTGCAGAGTCAAAGTTCTTGCTAGAACCTGCGGCAGGAACTCCAACTGCTGGGGTGGCTGCGTTACAAGTCTTAACAACGTTGGTCCGGGCTGCTACCCCATCGGAGTATGTTACTGAAGTCCCTGCACGGAATACCTTGTAGGCAAGGTAGTCCAGGGTCTCTCCAGCCTGCTGGGCCTGACGCTCTGAAATCACCTGGACCAGTGGGTCGTGAGATGCTGCCATCATCACGTCGGTGGTGTTCACGTAACTGCCATACTGCTTCAAAGTGTGACGCAGTGTGGTCTGGTCGATGGTTGTAAAATCAGGGGTTACGCCCTCTGCGATAGGCGTATCCACAATGGGAAATCGCTCGTACCTGCGGTGACGAATTTCAAGCCCTTGTTTCTGAGGCTTCGTCTCTTTTTGAGCAAATTTTGCAAAAGTTAGTAAACGCTTCGCAATGGGAAGCATTCGTTTCTGAATCGTAAAGGCATCATTTTTCGATAGATCCCCATACGATGATCCGCCAGTAATTGCGGTTGCGCCGCCATAGGCTGCCATATTAAACTCCTATAAAAAGTTAAAAATCATCTTTGGGTTCAGGAACATTGTCCCAGAGCTCTTGATCGCTCATGTTCTCTGGTGAACGCTCCATTACTGGTGCAGAGTTTTTTGACAATCCACTTGCCGCTACACGGCGAGCTGCTTTTGCTGGGGAGGCTTTCTTCGGCGCCTTCGCTGTATCGGGTCGCCACTGGTCACCCTTGTCGCTGGTGTCCAGGTATAGATTCATGACCGAAGCGTGGTCGCTGGGGTCTGCAGACTTGGTCATCATGTTGGTCAACGCCGGAGACGCTAACACAAATGTCTGAAAGTCCGGGTCTTTGTCCAGGTCCTTATAAAAGTCTCCTACCTGATCGACCATGGAATTTTCATGGTTCTGCAGGAACCTCTCATAAGTATATTGGTTGTAGGCATTTTCCAGTTTCTCCAGGCGTTCGTTGGACTTGGGTTCCTCACCGGAGGCCCTGGCCATTTCTTCCTGGATCATCTTTCTGAAGGTGCCCGTCAGTTCACTGAACTCCTCCATTGTCTCCCGATCTTCATCGGTATATAGAGAGTCCGGTTCTTGGGCTTCTTTCTCTTCAACCTCAGGAGCCTGTTTCTCTTCCAGAGCCTTGAGACGTATCTCGTTCAGCTCTTCGCGCATTCGCGCCGACTCCTCGTTTCGTTTGTGAAACTCTTTTTCTAGGTCCTTGTATCGCTTCTGATAATCATGTTGTGGTTCGGGGTCGTCCTCTACGTCGTCGTCGTCCTCTACGTCGGGTTCTTGTACGTTTTCTTGTACGTTTTCTTGTAGGGTTTCTTGTACATCTTTTTGCAGTGGTTCAGGTTCCGCTATCGGGGGTGCCTGCTCCGTCTCTTCTTCCCCGTCCTCTACAATCTCCTCCCAGAGTTGTTCGTCAGTCTGTTCCGGTGTGCCAGGGTCTTCCTGGGCCGGAGCTGCCTGCTCTATTGCCAAATTGTCTCCTTTCGAGTCCTCAGCACAACGCCACTATTGGCGCTCTGCTCAAGCCTCTCTATTGATCACCGGCATGATGTCCCGAACAATTCGGATTATGCCTGTAACAGTTCTAAGACCTCATCATAGGCCTGTATTTTGCCGACAGCCACGTTGTGCCTGCCAACAGATTTTTGGTCGTACAACTGTCCGACCACAACCTGGTCGAGTTGTTCTGACCTACTCTTTTGGATTGCCGCCACTAATGGTTTGTAGCCGGCATTGTTCTTTAGCTCGTTTAACAGTATCGCGTCATGCTGCGACGGCATTCTCGGCCTGTTGCTCTTTCATTATTTCTCGTGCCTCCGGACCGCCCTGTAGTCGTTGCTGACCACGCTGTTGTGCCTCTTCGGCGATGCGACCCATGCGTGCCATGGTCTGTTGTCGTGCCTGGTTGTGACGCTGGTCCTCAGCAGCGATTGCTTGTTGCTCTTGTGCCATTTGCTGTTGCTGTACCTGCTGCTGAGCATCGAACTGCTCCTCCCGTAGTAATAGACTTATTTGCTGTAGGTCGACCGGATTCAGGACGTTGCCCAGGTTGAGTAGTGCGAGCCGTTCCTGCATCTCCATTTGACGTTGGTCGTTCGACGCCTCCTGCTTCTCTTTGAGCATCGCCTTCTCTTTTTCGACTGCGATCTCTGCCTGCGCCTTGGCCTGCTCTTGCATCTGCATCGCCTGGACGTTGAGCTGGGTCTGTTGCTGGATGGCCTGCTGCTGTGCCTGCTGGGCAGCCTGTGCCTCCTGTGCGACCTGCTCTTCGGTCTTCAGCATCTTCTCGGGGTCTAGGTTGAACGCACGCAGTAGGGGCCGTGCAAAGGCCTCCTGTTTTATGTATTGCGCAAACTGCGGAAGCTGCCCTGCGACCTGTAAAAAGTTAATCAGTTGGGTGTTGTGTACCTCTTTTGCGACGTACTGTTCGTACCCGGTGCTTATCGCTTCATAGTCCCCCTTAATCGATGAGTCGGGTGAGTCCACCATCAGCCACCGATAGATGGCCTGGATGTTCTTGGTGATCATATGGGATACCGAACGCACTACGTCTGCGGTCTGGCGGTTGGCGTTGCTGTTCAATATGGACATCCCCGTCGCCGTCTTCGTCTGGGACGGGCTCATGTCACCGTAGCCGATTGACGTCTGTCCGCTATCCAGGTCTGCTTCGCGCTCCAGTTGTTGCACAATCTGCAATAACCCATTTGTCACGTCCGGGATGACAACACTTTGAAACGCGTCTCTGACGCTTGCACCAGGCTTAACCCTGAACTGCTTCCCTGGGTATACTTGTTCTGTGTCTGTGCCAGGTTCGAAACTGTTTGGGTCAATGACCGTCAGTGGTGCGGCCGAGAGCGACTTGCCCTCAACCATCATCGCGTAGCAAAAGTTTAGGATCGCCTGGGAGTCCCTTATCGCATAGTAGATTCCGTCGCCCCAGATCGACTCCGGGTTCTTCTGCCAATGGCAAAAGTGGAACGGCTTCAGCCCGTCGAACGGGTTCTGTGCGACCTTGACAACCCTGTCGCCAATGACCGTTACTACCACGTCCAGAGAGTCTGGTATGTCCTCTGCGTCAATGGGCAGGTGCCCCTCTAGGTCCTTGCCATCAAGACGTCCCCAGAACTCAAGGACCTCAATCCTCTTTACCTTGTTCGCGTAGCTCTCGTCGTACTTCTTTGGGTGCTCACTTTGGTCGAATCCGCTTGTCTGCCCGATTTCATTGTTGATGACGTCGTTGATGGCTTCCTGGATGAAGCCCTGTTCTGCCTTCGCCAGTTCTCGTAGCTGTATCGGACTGAGAAAGGAACGTTGAATAATATAGTCTGCATCTTCAGAGTTCGTAGCTTCTGGTGAAGGAAAGACATTCCAGACCGACAGGTACCTGACAGTCGGGACCAGCTCCTCCTCCAGCCTTGTCTCCACCTCCATAAAGTTGTCTGGAGCTGCAACCGACTCATAGACCGGGAAGTTCTGGTTCTCCAGGGTAATGCCCTTAGTGACACCACTCCCATAGAGCGACATCTCGTGTATAGCGTGCTGGATCTCCTGGCTGTAGTTGGTGCGGTCCAGGAGGTCTCTAATGCGCTCCTCCATTGCCTTCGACCGAGCAAGTATCGCGTCCTCAAAGAGGTCGGGCCGGTCCGGCGGCGCTTGAATGTCTGGCGGGTAATACCGGGGCCTTCTGGAGGGCGTGATCGAGAACGGGATCCTGCCGTCTTCGAACAATAGGGTCCCGATCTTAATCTTTGCGCTATTAACCTTGCGACGTGTCTGGTTGACGAATATGCCACGCTCATTCGCCAGTTCATTCGCCTTAGAGATTTGACTAGGGTACTTCGCACGGTACGCGTCATAAGCCTCTTGCCAGTGCTGTTCGTGGTCCCTGCGGTACTCCTTCGCGTCCTTAAACTTCTCCTGGATAATTTCCGCGAAACTGTCCAGGGGGGCCTGGACGACCTGTACTTCTGCTTCGATAATTTCTTCTGCCATCTAGACGCAAAGGTGGGAATAGCTATTTCTAGCAATAGACGCGTCCGTGGTAAAAAAATCAATTAGGAGTCGACTGTGGCTCCTCAAAGTGGGCGAGTATACGGTTCCCGACGTCCTGCATCGTGACCGCAATTGCCTTGCCTACGGTCGCACCGACCTCTGGTGGTAAATGGTTATGTAGTACCGCCACGACCTCCTCAAAGGCCGCCTGTAAGTCTGCGTTGAACTCCTTTTCCCAGCGTTTGTCGTCCAGACTAATCACATTGTCTGTCATAACGTTGAAGGGGTGTAATTACGAAGGGGCGGCTTCCGAAAGTACGAGTACTGCTGCATGTTTTCATGGTGGATCTTACCTGGAAACATCTTGCAGCCGAATGCCGCAATGGCGAGTGCCATGACGCAGTCGTCATGGCTCCCGTGTTGGGCCGCCATCTTCCCGTCGGGCTTCGACACAAACGTCTGAAGCTCATCCAGGATAATAGGCGACCGTACACTGATTTCACGCTCACGTATCAGTTCGCGCAAATAGTCGATTATTAGTGGTTTTGACTTTACGGTCGTGTGGAATCCCAGCTTACGTGCGGTCCGTGACGACCGCTCGTCCAGGATCTTTTCCGTATATAGATTGGGATAGTGGTGGACGTCCC